AACTAGAGGTTGCTCTTCAGCAGAGAAAGGAACTTCAACTAAATCACGAAGTTTTGCTTTAATATTGATACGATCAATCAAAGAATATGATTCAATAGCACGATCTTTAGTGCCAAAGAAATCTTTATCGAAAAGATCTTTATAACCAAGTTTGAAACAGCGAACAAGTCCAGGATACTTAGTTTGGATCTTTTTCTCAATACGAATGTCTTCTACAACGTTCACATAAGAACGAGGGCAACCAGGAATAGTAGTTGCAGAGTCATGCCATCCATCAGCTGGAGTAAAAAGCGCATGACCAACTTCATGACCAATCAAAAGGTCAGTAAGATTTTTAGAAACATCTTTCCAGAGTGGAAGACCAAGAACACGTTTTTCAACGTCAAAGAAAGCTGTCTGGTAATTGCCATATTGAACATCAATATTTTCATTAGCCAGCAGCTTTGCTAAGATAGATTTAGATTGATTAGCCATGCCATTTCTCCATTTGTTAAGTATATTCTACCACAACAAAAAGCAAATGTACACAGTTTTTTTCACATTTTATGAAAAAAGTTTTTTATATAAATCAATAACTTAAGCAGCTAAGGCAGATTTTTTTAATTTTTTATTCCAGCGGTCCAACTGAACTTTGGATAGATGACTCCAAAAGAACTTACCTTCCATGTGGTCGTATTCATGCTGGATGATTCTATTTGTTACACCCATGAATAATTGCTCTTCTTGCTTAGTTCCTTCATAATCAATAAAGGTCATTCGAATAGCATCTGGACGTTTTACATTCATAAAGAGATCTGGATATGTAAGACAACCTTCTTCTAGCAAGAGTTTTCTATCGGAGTACCATGTAATTTGTGGATTAATAAATGCTTGTTTATAATCTTCATATTTAACAACAAACATTCGCTTATCAATTCCAACCTGATTAGCAGCTAATCCAGCACCACCATTTTTATCAATGAATGCAAAAAGATCGTCAGCAGTTTTTTGTAATTCACTAATATCTGGATTTTCGATTGGAGCTAATACTTTATTAAGTAGTGGGTGATTGTTCTTTAATATATTCATTATGCTGCCTTAATTTTACTAAAATTATGTTCTTTAATAAATTCAATTTTACTTCTAAATTTACCATCAAGTAAATCACCTTTATGTGAAATAACAAATACGTTTGTATTATCGTCTAGTGTATAAAGGATCTTCATTAAGTTATCAATACCATCATGATCTAGAGATGAGTCAAATGTTTCGTCTAGAATTAATAAATTCGTAGAAGTTGAGTTTTTCATTCTAGCAATTTGGCGCCATGTAAATAATAAAGCCAAATCAATTCTTTGTTTTTCACCTTCTGAAAATGAAGCATAATTAAAAGCATCTCTATGACGAGATTTAATTGTTTCATTAAAGCTTTCATCTAAATTAAATTGAACAAAGAAATCTAGTACCTGCAAATATTTATTCACTAAGTTATTCATAACAGGTAAATATTGCTTAATTACTTTTGTTTTAATACCAGTGTCTTTCAGCATTTCTGAAGCTGCTTGATTATATGATTTAGCGTCAATTAGTTTTAGCTTTTCTTCAGATAAAACATTACGGGCTTCTTGCAATTCTGATAATTCAGAATTTGCTTTTGCCAAATCACCAGTAGAGCCTCTTAATGAATCTATTTCAGACTCAAGATCATGAACTTGTTTTTGTAGTCTAGTAATTGTAGAATTGTTAGTTGAAATAGAAGATGTCTTTTCTCTAACCTTTTCAGAAATATTATTTAAAAGAGTAATTTCGTCTTCTATTGCCACTAACTTATCATGTGCTACACCAATAGCTTTATTAAGTTCAGATGCTTTTTGTTTTGCAGTTTCAAGCTTTGAATTTCTTAAATCTTCATCAATTTCTTGAGAACACGTTGGGCATGAGTCATTTTCTTCATAGAACTTTGCATCTTTCACAACGTCCTTAATTTGTGATTGAAACTGAAACTGAAATTGTGATAAAGATTGTTTTTCATCGTGTGCTTGTTTTATTGCATCAGCAAGACCATCTTGAAGTTTTTCAATTTCTCCAGATAGTTCTTCATTAACCATATTAAGTTCTTCAATCTCGTCATGATTAGCGTCGATTTGATCTGTTTTCTTTTCGATTTGATCTTCATTCAATTCTGTAATGTCACGAATATATTTCTTTTGTAAAGCAATTTTCTCTTTATTCAAATCATATTCATATGAAATATTATTGATTTCTTCTTTCAGCTTTGAATCTTTTTCGCGAAGAATTAGATTCATTTTAGAGAATACACCAATATCCAACAAATCTTCAATTACATCTCTACGATGGCCTGCAGGCAGTTGCATAAATGGAATAAATGAAGATGAACCAAGTACTACAATCTGGTGAAATGATTTATGATTTAATTTTAGAATATTTTGCTCTAAAAACTTTTGATAATCTTTGGCTGCAGATGACTGATTAATCATATTGCCATTTTGCCAGATTTCAAACTTAGTTGGTTTAATACCACGAATTACTGAAAATTTGTGAGATCCAATTGTAAAATTAACTTCTACTTCAGTATTCTTATTATTGATGCTATTAACAAGTTGCGGCTTATTAATATTACGATGTGGTTTACCAAACAAAGCAAAGGAAAGAGCATCTAAAAGAGTACTCTTTCCTGCGCCATTTTGGCCAACAATTAATGTAGTGGGTGATTTATTTAGTTGAACTTCTGTGAAATCATTACCAGTCGACAGAAAGTTTTTCCAACGAATTTTTTCAAAAACAATCATACTATTTCCATGCTTTGAGCTTCTACATAGAGCGTTCTCATTAGATTTTTAATACGACCTTTGTCAAGATCAGTTTCAACAGCTTCAACATATGAATCCAAAAGTTCAGTAGTATCTTCTACAGATATAGATTCGTCTTCAACATTATCACCAGTAAATTCTTCAAATGTTTCAGCAATTTTTAGTTCATGAATATCTTCATTTTGAATACGATCAATAAGCCTATCAAAGATAAATGGATCAGTCTTTTTAACTACAACCACTTTTACAAACTTATCTTTTAATGAAGACGTATCAAAATTATTATAATCTATTTTTTCATCATTGTAAAACACTTTTTCGTAAATTGTGTGTGGATTACGAATTGGTGTAAGTTCACGAGTTTCAGTATCAAGAATATGAAAAAACTTAGGGTCATTACAATCAGACCAAGTGAACTCCATTTGAGTACCAAGATAATGGATGTGTCCTTGGTTTGATTTTGTATGAAAGTGCCCAGACATTACTAGTTCGAAACGTTCAAATATTTCAGAAGACATACCATGTGTATTTGGCATACCTTTCATCATATCAAAACCAATCAATTCTAAGTGAGCTCCAAGAATTGGTGCATTACATTTTTTAATGAAATCAATTGATTCAGCATAGTTTTCTGAATTAATCCAAGGGACTACAGCAATATTCAAACCATCGTAATCAAGTACTTTTGGCTTCATAATGATGTTCACATTAGAAGTATAGTAACCTAAAAGTTCTTTCAAAGACGTCAAATCATTTGTATTCTTATAGAAAACATCGTGGTTTCCTGGAATAATATCCATATGAATACCTTCTTTCTTAAGAACATCTAAGAAAGTTTTACGATTTGAATTTTGTGCTTTGAAATTGATAAATTTACGATGGTCGTAATAATCACCCAAGTGAAGAATTTGTTTGATTCCATGCTCTTTCAAATAAGGAAAGAAGACATCTCTATAAAACTTTTCTTGGTAATTTAGAAATATTTCTGATGAATTACGAATACCACAATGTGTATCATTAATTATTGCAATTTTCATCAATACCCTCTAGAATTAGTCGCTTTAAAAGGTTTGCCTTTTCATACGCTTTTAATGTATCAGGGTGTTGTATTCCCTTTATTGTTTTATATTCATTAGCTACTTTAGATTGTTCGCAAAAGCTTATAAATTTTTCTTTCAGTCCCATATCAATCTCCCATAAACAATTCAATACCTTTGGCTTTTTTAGCTTTGATTTTTTCTTCTTTAGCAAAATCTTTAATTTGACTATCAGTATCTTTCACTTTATCGATACGAGATCTTAATTGATCTACAAAGTATCTACCAGAATCAGCATCACCATCGAATCCAGCTTCTAAGAATTCATCAACTGATGCTTTTTCAATCCATTTGAATTTAATATCTTGTTGTTTCTTTTCTTTAGCAATACGGCGTAAAAACGCATAATAGCATATTTGAGTAAAATAGGCAAATGCATTAGGATTACCTGTACGAGTTGCAGCTTCTATGTTATAATTCATAATAGCTTTTAAGCAATTTTCTACAGCATCCATTACCATTTCTTCACGGTATGTGTATCGAATAAAATTAGATTTGTGAGACAAGCCTTCGGCAATCTTGAGAAAACAAGATGCAATGTAATCAGTGACAATAGGAAGTGATTTACCTTCTTCTTGGGCTTTATTCACTGATGCAACGTATTCAACAACTTTATGAGAGAATTCTCTATTGTTTACATAGTGGGGTTTATCTTTTGGCTTCATTATATACTCCTAGCATATATTATTAGTTATTATTATAAACTAATTCAGAGGAAATGTACACTACTTTTTTATAAATTTATTTTCATAAAAATGCATTTTAGGGGTTTACAGATTTACAAACCTGTGGTATAATTAATAGAGTCCGGTGAGAGAGGGGGATATACTATCTCTAGTGTATCTTTTTAGAAGCAGGTTCCATAAAATTTAGATCCATTTCTTCATCTGTAAGATCAGTATCAGTGTCTAAGTCTTGATCTTCTTGAGTAAGTTGACCAAATTTATCAGATTTCAGCGCTGCTTGAATATACTTTTCTTTTATATCATTTCTTACTTCACTCGCAGAAACAACGTTTCGCGAGTTAATCTTAACTATGTTAGATTTTGCAAAGGGAAAATACTTTGTAAAGTAATAAGTATCGCTGCCGTTTGCCGTCATAGCTAAATTCAAAATCATAGGCCTTTCCATTAATATAATAGCTTTATCAGTACCATTTATATATCCAATTATCTCACTGCCATCTGTGAGTTTTATATGTTGAACATCCATATCATCTAATGGATTATCTGATTCTGTCATAATTGGATCTCATATATTTTATATTTAAATTTTTCTCTAGTATATATTTTAATTCGCTCAGCTGCGTGATTTAGTGTATAGTTCTTATTACTTTTCCAATGTAAATCATCCGCTAAGTCATAGAGTTTTGTTTCTCTACCATCTTCTGATTGTCGCAATCCTCTACCGATACTCTGTAAAACTTTGATTTGAGATTTGCTTGGGCTAGCGAATATGATATTATGCAGATTCCGAATATTAACACCAGTACTAAAGGTACCAAGACTTGCAACAATAACAGCATTTTTTTCTTTCTCCACTATTTCTCTTATCTGCTCTCGTATATCAGTATCTACTGTACCAGAAACATAAAAGATTTTTCTACGATGGTGAGCCTTTGACTTAATTAAATCGTGCAAAGGCTTACCATGTTTTTCTACAAGTTGGAATAATACTAACGTATTTCCGTCTTGGTCTAAAGCTAAATTGCTAATAAAATTATTTCTTTTTTGATGCCCTACAATAAAGTTAACTTCTTCTTGGTACTTTACTTTGTTTATCTTTTTACACTCTTCATCTGAATACTTAAGCAATAGAACAGAAATGTCTAATTCTGCAAGCGCTCCTTGATCCATAAGACTTTTTGTCGTTGTAACATAATACGCAGGTCCAAAATAACCTTCCAAAACAAGTTTATGCGTATTAGTACCATCAAGTGTACCAGTTGTACCAAATCTAAATTCAGCCTCACGACACTTTGTAAGAATCGAAGTAAGGCTTTTGGCTTTAAAATTATGTGCTTCATCTCCGATCACCATACCATATGGCTCAAACCAGTGACCGGGCATTTTATAAATCGACTGCCAAGTAGTAATAACCACTCTTTGGTCAAATATTTTTTCCTTTCCTGAATATATTTTATGACAAGTTTTGGCTACATTAAATTCATTGTCATATTCAGAATAATCTCCAAAGTCTTTATACATTTGTTCTACAAGAGAAGTTGTTGGAACAATGATTATAACTTTTTTATCGTGGTTTTGAAGATACCAACGAAGCATAGAGTAAATAATTAAAGATTTGCCAGAAGCTGTGGGTGAAATCAACAAAGCTCTTTTATTTGTCAAGCCGTGTTGAATAGCTTCTAATTGATAATCTCTTGGTTCGATTTCCTTTCCTTTTGATGTGATAGTCATATCTTTTAAATACGACATATCAACTTCTACCTCGGCATTAGGTAAACCATAATAATTATCATGCAATAACTCAATCTGATAGTCTCTACCAGGAGTTCCAGCAAACTCTTCTACGTATCTATAGAGACCAGCTGGCAATTCTTTCTTACGAGAATCATACAGTCTAATTTTACCATCCCAAATTTTATTTTTATATGCTGGCATAAATTTATAACCAGGAACATAAAAAGTAAAAAAGTCAGATAGTTCATTAGCAACAGATGGTTCGCAATCTACATGTAAAAATGAATGATTCTTATTTTGAATCTTTATAACATCCATTATCCACCACTTTCGAATTTTCGCCAGTCAATCATGTTTTTAATAGTAGAGTGTCTCCACCTAATAGTATTTATAATTTCCTCTAAAGTTTCAATTAATGTTTTTAGATAATCAATTTTAGCTTGTGCTTCTTGAATATGAGGGTCTGAATCATAATAATAATCCATTTCACCCTTCAATACTTTCAAGCCATTTAAAGCGTCGTATTCCCATCCAAGCTCATCAATTTGATCTTTGGACATTTTACCATTATACCACAACCACTTATTTTTAAGCAAAACTTTAAATTCCATATCTCTACGCTTCAATTGAAGCTTAGTCACAGATAGCATTTCTAAATATTTTGCGTGGAGTTTTGCAGTATCTTTTGAGGCTTCATCTAATCTAATATCATCAATGACTGAGTCATCAGCCCACATTTTCAAAACGTCTTCAAGATTTAACATAATAAAAAGTTATTCCTTATAAAAATTTATAATAACTATAATTGAATTCAACAACTGCTGTTAGATAATTTACTGTTTCATTTGTTACTTCAAATGGTAAAGAAGAAAGACTTGTTGGATGAGCATCTACAAATTGAATTTCTTTTACAACATTATTATTTGAATTATATATCACTAATGTCAAATCACGGTTTTTACGTTCTCCAAAATCTGCTTGGCCGACCATACCAAACATCCAATCGTGAATCTCTTGATAATTTGTAAATGTTTCATCTACTAAGAATGTTAAGGTAAGAGGCGCATAATCTAATTTATCTGCGGCTACTAAAATATTTCTTTTAGGCGTAGTAAGAGACGCACCAGGTACAGATAGATCTGGAATAGATGCTGCTTGAACAGTATATTGAGCGTTTGGATATTTCAAACTATCAATTACTAATCTAAATCCTGCAGGATTAGCAAATGTTTGCTGATCAACTAAATACGAAGTTGGCTCTAAATTATAATTGATTTCCTTTGTGTATGCCATAATTATGTCTCTTAATAATTGCTGATATAATCTATTTATACTAAAAAAAAGGGGCTCCGAAGAGCCCCTTAAGAAAGGTAGGTTAATCCTACTCTTATTATTATGTACCTAGGATGTTTGTAACAGCAAAGATACGGTAGTACTGGTTAGCACGATCAGTACCAGTTTCGCTTGAACCAGCGCCACCCGCAAATGGGTTAGCAACCATGCCGTAGCGAGTTTTGAAGCCGATACGTGGCTGGAAGTCTTCTTCGCCAACCGCACGAACCATTGTTAATGGAACATATGGAGCATAGAATAGACCTGCATCGTATGGGTTTGTACCACGGTAACCTACGTTTACATAATCCTGTGATGCATATGGATCGATGTATACTTTTGTACGACCGTTAAGAACACCAGCAAATGTGTTGCCTGTGTCATCAACGTTTAGGTTAGCTGCTAGAGCTGGAGTGTAGTCCAACATGCCAGCTGCTGCAAGAGCAGAAGCAACGTCTGAAGAACAGATGATGAAGTTACCTTTACCGCGACGTGTTTCTTTCGCGATTGTGTTTGCTTCACGTTCGATCTGCATGATCAAACCTTTGAACTTTTCTACTGACCAACGACCATCTGAATCGCCATCAACATCAAATACACCATTTACTGCTGTGTTTGAAGTTTGTGCGCCAAGCTTCGCTTTTACGTTGATTGTACGGATAACTTCGCGGTTGATTTCTGCAAGAATCTCAGCAGACAAGATGTTTGCTAGTTCTGATTCAGCATCAAGACCGTGAATTGCTTTAAGGTCTTGTGCTAGTTCCATTGTGTACTCAGCTTTTAGTGCACGTGATTTCGCAGAAACAGTTGTTTTCTCGATTGAGAAAGCCATTTCGCCAAACGCGTTTCCTGTGTTACCTAAAGCTTCTGCAGCTGCAGTTGCCATAGCTGTACCAGTTGAGAATGAATCTTCAACGCCATCAGCTGGAGTAGTATCTGTACCGTATGAACCTAGTGAATCAGTTGCACCAGCATGAGAACCAGCACCTGAGTGCGCTGTATCTGCTTCGTTGAATAGCGCTTCTGTACCACCTTGTGTAGAATAACGGCTCTTCATTGCGAAGATTAGACCTGTTGGGCCAGACATTGGCTGAACACCAGCAAC